CGACATTGACTGTAAGGCAGAACGAAGCGTAACGGCGAACAACTTAGGAAACGCCGTCAGGATATACATTCAAAACTATACGGGCACGGCAGGTACAGAAACGATTAAAGCCGTGAACCTTAACGATCAGTCCTCACAATATGAATCACCGGAAGATGGTTCAGACCGTGGGGTTTATGTATCGATCATCGATGCAACCATCCACTACGAACCAATCTAAGGATTAGAATTATGGCTAAGATCGTAAGCAAAGGTGCAGTTATCAAACAGGATATTGCCTCTACCCTAACGGCAATTGCACAGTGCGAAAGTTTTGGAAGTTCTGGCGCTGGCAGTGAATCTGTTAAATGTTCAACTTTAGATACAATTGGCAATGGTCACGAATATATTTCGACAGGATGGGCGGAAGGTGGAACGTTCGATGTAACTTTGCAATATGATTCAGAATTGGCAGGTCATCAGAGTTTGACAGATGACATCACGACGCCAGTGGAGCGCAATTATAGCGTGACATTAACTGGCGGGACTGAAATGACGTTCACGGCCGCGCACATTGAATTAGGTTTCACTGGAACGATTGATGACATTGTGAAGGCTGACATCAGCCTGAAACTTGATCAGTTGATTGCATACACAACTTAAGGGTTACCCGTGAAAGCTAAGTTGATAGTAGATTGCCAAGTCACAACAGGTGCCGACGCATTAGCTGACGTTGTCGTGAAAGAAGACGGTAAACGTTGGTACCTGGCAGGGGCTGTGATCGAACACGAACGGGCGCACAGGCTTGTTCAGATGGGCGTTGCAGAACCTGCGGACGCGGAATGTACGTTGACCTGTTGTATGACCACGGAACAAATGAAGAAGGCGCAGCTACATCAGGAAATGGTTGCTAAAGGTATTCTTATTGAGGATTACCAGCGATACCTCGACGGCGAGATTCTGGGGTATGACGAAGACGGCAACGATATCCCTGGACCGCATTGGCCGGAAGCAGAAGACGACGACGAAGAAGAATCCGATTACCTAATCGAAGAGGACGACTGTGATGAGCAACCTTAGAAAGAAGATGCACGAACCGATTCCGATACCTATCAAGAAAATAACGCTACCTGAATTTGGTTGTGATGTTTTCTGTCACGGAATGACAGCACGGGATAAGACCAGGCACGAAGCCGGTTTAATGAAAAAGGATTGGTCGGGCATCGACAGAGAAAAGGCACTGAGTCAAAAGGAAAGAATCGTTGCATGGTGCTTGCGTGATGATCAGGGCGCACGAGTGTTTAGTAATGAGGACATTAAGTTACTGGGACAATGGCCTGCATCGTTATTGAATCGCGTGTATGACGTATGCAACGAATTATGTGGTGGTGATACAGACGACGTGGACGAAGACGCGGTAAAAAACTTGCAAGAAACCAGCGACGAATGACAGCCCTGCGCCTTGCAGAGCATGTTGCTGGTACGGTGAACGTTGATGCAATGTTAGAAACAATGTCACCGGATGAATTCAACGAATGGTGTGTCAAGGATGCGATTGAACCGATCGGGTATCACAATCAAATGCTGGGACTCATTGCGTGGTTCCTTCATTCATATTTAGCGGGCGACGAATCAGTGCCATCAGAACATTTCATGCCGTGGTTAAGATATGCGGATAAACCTAAGCACAGCGCTAAGGCGGCGAGGGACGCCCTGGCACTTATTGCAGCACAGGCGCAACGATAATGGCTAGCAGCTTGGGCGACATGGTCGTCAATCTTAAAGCTAATACAGCACAATTCTCGAAGAAAATTGTTTCGGCTGGTGGGGATGTAAAGAACTTCGCAAAAAAAGCGAAAGGATCTTTCGCTGGCCTTGCGGGTGCTGCTAACCCTATCGGTCTTGCTATTGCTGCAGTTGCTACTGTTGTTGCTATTGCCGGCGCTGCTATTAACGCCTTCGTGGGAAAAATTAAAGAACTGGATCAGGTAGCGCATCAGATAAAACGTACCGGATTAGGTGCAGAGGAGTTAGCAGGGTTTACGCTAGCGGCAGAAATGGGCGGCAGTAGTGCGGCTGTAGCATCGAAAGCGATTGATAAATTCACTCGCAATATGGGCACGGCTGGAGACGAAACAAGTAAGACCGCTAAAACATTCAAGATGATGGGTGTTGATTCACAAAAACTTGCAACGCTTACGCCGAACCAGCAACTTAGGGAAACAGTAAAAGCCATATCTGCATTGCCGACAGCAGCATTAAGGGCACACGCTGCGTTTTCGTTATTCGGTAAAGGTAGCGCTTCTCTAGTTGAAGTATTAAGCGGCGGCACAGGCGAGCTAGATGCGTTCAACGATCAAGCTGATGCAATGGGGCTGGCATTATCCGGGGACCAACTACAGGCCGTTGAGGATGTTGACGATGCGATGACAATGCTGGGAATGTCGTTTAGTGGTGCTGCTGGTCAAATCACTGCAGAGCTATCACCGGCGTTCCTTAGCTTTATTGAATTGTTGACTGATTTTGCGACGGAAGCCGCCGTCACATCTAAATGGATGGGGCAATTATTTAACGTAGGCGGTAAGCACACGGGGTTGACACGAGAAGAGGCGTTAGCCAAACGTGACGCCATTGTTGCTTCCGGGAAATTCCCCGGCGGTTCAAGGAGTAGCGAATACGGTAACGATTCGGCTGGCGCAGGTGATTTAGGAACAACACCCGATGAGATAATGAGGATCATTAAAGAAACGGAAAAATTCACCGATGCCATAAAGCAGGCAAAGATTGAGGGTGATATTCTATCGGGCAAAATGACAGAAATAGATGCCACGATTCAGAAGTTTGCAGAGGCTGGAGTTGATCCTAGCATTCTAGGCCAACTGAGAATTCAGCTACAAATCAACAAGGCAATTGAGTTAGGAAACAAGGCACGTAAGGACGCTGACCGTGACGCTGACCGTGCATTGAAAAAACGTAAACGTGATAACGATCGAATTGCAAAAGACAATGAAAGAAAAACTAAAGGCAAAGAGGATTTCTTTTTCAATGAATCACTGCAAAAAGCACGGGACACAGTTAATAAGCTAAAAGAGAAAGCCAATAAAAGCCCAGGGTTTGCAGGCATTGCGGGTAGAGGCAGCAGTGAGGCGTTGGAGATTATTAAACGTTCTCGTGGGCCGGGCAAGGAATTATTGAAGGAACAAAAAATTGCAAATGCGACATTGAAATCATTACTGGCAGAAGCACGATCAAGGAAGCTGGAACAGTTTGACCTACAGGCACCAATCTAATGGCAGTGACAGGCGTAGCGAATGAAGATCACCGCGCACGTTCCCAGAAATATAATGGAACGCAGTGGACGGCTACCCGTGCCTTTAGGGTTCAGACAACGTTAAGGGCTGATGATGCGGATACGGTAAGCGGTGCGTCAGGTTTACCGGCAGAGGGTGCAGCACACCCTAACCCAATCAGCGCAGCAATGTACGCGAAGGAAATCTCGTACGCACCGTATGAATCCGAAACAGCACAGATGTGGTTGGTTACCGTCAACTACACAAGCGAACGACAATTAGACCCCACCGATCCTACACTTGACGAAATCCTAATATCGGTCACAGGTGAGATTTATCAGAAGCGAGTTCAGAAAGATCGTAACGGTGATGCGGTTTTAAACTCTGCAGGCGATCCGTTCCTTGATCCACCGGCTACCCGTGACGACGCACATTTAATCTTTAGGATTCGCGCTAATTATTTAACGGCACCATCTTGGTTCCTGTCACATAGAAACGCCGTTAATAACGCACCGATAAAAATTGACGGCTTGTCGATTGGAACAGGACTGGCGAAGGTACAACGCATTGAAGCCAGCGAGCCAAAAAAACGTGGTGCGACACAATACAGGGAAGTCACGTTAGAAATTCACGTCCACGAAGACGGGTGGAAACTCGACACGCTTGATTCAGGGTTGCGTGAAAAAATAGGCGGGGAATCGCAACATATCATTAATGAAATCGACAAAGAAGAAATTACGGAATCAGTAGCGTTAGACGGTTCGGGCCGACGGTTAGATGATCCGTCACCGTTCAATTCGATATTCTTAGATTTTGACATATATCCGGAAGTGAACTTTTCAACGCTGCCGGGTGTATCTTAAGAAGGCAAACAAATGGGCAAAATAACAGAAGCCATGCGATTCGGCGCTGTAACGTGCGACGCATTTAGCACAACCGTGGCGAGTGTCACAAACGCTATGTGTTCGTCAGCAATGGAGCTGGCACGCACTAAGCTGGCACAGGAAACGTTGGCGTCTTATATGATTCCATTAACTAGCTTTCGTGTCCACGATGCCGTTCAGACTTTGTTGCCTAGTGCTGGCGCTAATGACGATCTGGGACTTGTAACGGGAACGCTAGGAACCGAAACGTCACACTTAAGCGCAAACGACCTAGGTGCTGCTGGTGCAACGACTAGATATGCACGGGCAATGGTTCAACTGCCGCCTGAATATGACGACGCAGAAACGGTAAACTTAAGAGTGTCAGCAGCTTGTCAGACAGCAGTGTCGGATACGACTTGCACTGTAGATTTTCAGGCATATTCTGCCGATGACGACTTAACGGTCTCTGCTGATTTGGTTACGACTGCAGCCACTTCTATGAACTCAGTGACTTTTGCGAATTATGATTTCGTAGTAACGGCCACTAGTCTAGTGGCTGGTAAATGGTTAGACATTCGGGTGTCCATGATCTGCAACGACGCTGCAACCGCCGTGGTTGAACCCACGATTGCTTCCGTGTATTTGCTGTGTGATATCCGGGGTTAAGAAATGGCAAACCCTGTAATACCTAGTGCTGAATTCAACGATCAAATTAAACGTGTTGTTCGTGATGCGCTACGGGAAAACAGGCTGATACAACCATCAAAAGGTGGGCACACCACTAAGCGAATTAGGCGGCATCAGGGCGTTTTGCTGGATGACGTGGCAGGCTCGACAGATCCACTGGCCACTCCAAACTACGGCACTGTTCGAGTGGTTAAACAGGTTCCGGGGTCAGCAACGCTGGCTGTCACAAGCCTGTGCATTGAAGTGGCCTACAGATTCACGGTGCCGGATCTGGAAGCAGGTAGTTTTTGCAAAATTGAATTCATCGATGGTGAGTGGTCATTCTATACGGTCGATTGTGAAGACTCAGGCTTGCCAACTACGGAGTGTGCATAATGTGGCCGTTATGCTGCTGTTGCGATGAATGCAACGATGATGAAACCAACAATGAGTGCTGTAGATGCGTTCCGAAAGAGATTTGTTATACATTCCAGCCAGATGATGAATATGCAGAGCCGACTGTGCATGTGTTTGATCATTCCGTTGATGGCCATTACTCGCCCATTCAAATACGGGTAAGTCCGACGCAAATCTGGATCGGGCTGCACCTGGAGAAAAACGTTTCGGGTGACTGTGTGTGGCGAGTCTGGACAGCGGACAACTCAGATGGTACGTCACCAAGTCAGGAACACGAGACGCTCACATCAAGCACGAATGTGGGGTGCCTGACAGAGTCGACTGATGAAATCAATATCAGTCCCTGGACGCACATAGGCGTAACTGGCGACTTGCGACTGCATCCCAGATTGCATGTACTAATTCCCAAAGTGGACGGGGTTCCAATTTGTACTAATTGCGACTGTTTCGAGGAATGTCTTTGCCTCAAATACACAGTGCAGTATCCGGGAGGAGATGAATCGAGTGACAACGTGCAGGCCGCTCGTGTCTGTTGGAATCCTGACGTGGGCAGTTTCGGCGGATGGGAATTCGCGTTCCCCGGTTCGGATTGTATGCCAGCACAGACGGTGACACTGGAGCTTAAAGCCGACGGCACCGGAGCCTGTGAGATGGTGCTTACGGACGAAGACAACTTCACGCAGTCATCCACTACATCTGGCACAACAGCGTGCGCGACTGGGTTTAGTGGGTTGGCGTGGTATTACGCCCCATCAGATCCAGCCATTAATGAAATACGATATACGATAGAGGACGGGGCATGTGAGCACGGGTGCGAGACACCATGTTGCCAATACCTGCCGGATGAACTGAATGCACTGATTGAACTCGACGACGGCGATCCAGGCTTCATTCTTAATGGGCCGCTGAATTTGACTCTCACGAGAGATGATTGTAACAGAGAGGAGTATTCTGGATCCGCGACCAATTTTATTGAATGGGATTGTGAGGATGATTTGGGGGCACCGGCTGCAGGTTATGGCGACGTAAGCATAACGATACGGTGCAGAGGCAATGGCGCAAATGGCGCTAAAGAGTGCCAATACAATCACGTAGAGGATGAGTGTGCATGTGACTGCGACCCAACTGAAGCGGCGGGAATAGGATGCTGGTTAATGACCGGCGCCCATTTTACAGATTTCGACTGCTATGACCCAGCAGACTGTGGCTCTTCCCCTGGCCACCGGACTAACCAAACGAGTAAGTGCGGGACACGCGGGGGTGATTCTTATGTGTCTGAATGTGATCCAGTTTATTTGACGTTCTTTGTCCCGGTTGGAGGTTTTGAGCAGTGCCTTGACGGGTGGAAGATAACAGTTACGGAGTAGCCATATGGCCTGCGAAGGATGTGCTGAGGATCGCTGCAAGCGGAGAGATGTCACTTTCGTTCCGCATCACGCGATGCTGTGTTCTACGAGAAAATCGTACG